GTTTTTTGAACCCGCTGACCTTCACCGGCATTTCCGTGTAAAGGTCAGCCCGCCCCCGTGCCAGCTGGATAAAGAACGTTGCCACGCCGCGCTGCAGTCGCTCCCACTGCATTTTTGCCGCCCGCTCTGCGTTGCTGCGGCTGGCATAGGTTCGGCTCAGGACCAGCACATTCTCATCGGTGCCTATCAGGTAATCGCCCTGCTTTGCCTCCGGCTCCTTTTTCTTCGCGGTGCTTTTCCGCCTGCGCTTAACCTTCGTGGTTTCCTTTTTGGCCGGTTCACGGGTATGCAGCCAGCTGGCAATCACGCCGGTGTAGGCGTCACGGTCCGCCAGGGTAAAGCGGTGACTGTCGCCCGCCGAACGGGTCAGCGTGATAACCGGCAGGGGTTTACCGCTGGCCGTCCTGCCCTGCCCCTGCCGGATAAACAGCAGTTTTCCGTCTTTCACGCAGGCCAGCGCCCCGCACTGGCGCGCCAGCCGCATCAGAAAGCTGGCGTCTGACTCGCTGGTCTGGTCCAGGTGATCGATCGCCATTTTTGCCATATCCTCACCCAGCGCCGTGGTCAGCTTGTGCCTGGCGGCAATCTCTTTCACCATGTCGCCCACGGTGGTCTTGTGCCATGACTTTTCGCGCCGGGTGTTGAGCGTGGCGCGAAAATCGGCGCTGCGGGCGCGCAGCACCAGTTTGTCCGGTGCGCCGGTGTGTTCGATTTCATCCACGGTATAGGTGCCTTTTGAGATAAGCGGCTCCCCCTGCCAGCCCAGCGCCAGTTTAAGCTGAACGCCCCGGCGCGGCAGCTGCAGCTGGCCGTCCGCGTCGTCCAGCTCAATGTCCAGCTGGTCCGCCTCAAAGCCCCGGTTATCCGTCAGCGTCAGGCTAATCAGGCGTTTTTCAATGCGCTGCGTGATGTCGGCACCGTCCATCGTCAGGCGAAAGGCGGGCGCGCTGGCCGTGCCGGTAACCCATTGTATGGCGCTCACTGGAACAGCCCTCCCACGGCGGCGGCCGCTTTATTTGCCGCGCCGCTGGCAGCCTTCTGCATCGATGCCAGCTGGTCACTGAGGCTGCCGAACATTTCGCCCAGCGACTCATCCACCCGTTTCAGCGTCAGCGTGAACTCAATGCGTCGGCACGCCCCGTTACTGAAAAACTCCGCCCGCGTCTGGTTCAGGCTCTCAATCACGAACATGCCAAAAATAGTGCCGCTGCCCTCAATCAGCGGCCACGCCTTGCCCAGCTCTGCCATCTGCTCCAGCGCAAACAGCGACAGCCTGCCGCCGGTGATTTCCGGCAGCAGCGTGCCGGTCAGCGTCAGCGTGTCGGTGTCCGGCCCCAGAAACTGCGCGGACGGTCGCAGACCCACGCGGCTGTTGGTGGGAAAGCGCCAGCTGCGCTGATACTGCAGCTCCTGATACGGCACCGTTTTCAGCGTGAATACAAACAACCCCAGCGTCATCATCATCAGTCAAAACCTCCCCGGTCACGGTAACTGCTGCGGGCACGGGCCTGTGCCTGCCGCTCTTTTGCCTCCAGCCTGCGCATCACTTCTTCCACCAGATCCTGCTGGCTCTGCCCCGGCTGCTGGACGATGGTTATCGGGGCGTGAATGGTCACAGGGGATGCCCCGCTGCTGCCTGCACCGGCTGCCTTCACCGTTGCCCCCGACGTGACCGGCAGGCTCATCGGATGCAGCGGACGCGCAGCGGCGGGCGTGGCGGCACTCCCCATCACCAGCGCCGCCGTGGCGGCCAGCGCGGCGGTGCGCCTGCGGCTGGTAATGCGGGCGGGACCGTTTACCAGCTCCGGGCCGTTCTCGCCAACGATGCCGAACTGCCCGGACGGGATAAACCCGCCGCTGTCGTAAAGTCCGGCAAAGCCCGTTTTCTGCGGGGGCGCAGGTTTGCCCGCTGCGCCGTTGCCGCCTGCCGTACCCGGTTTCATCCAGTCCGGCAGGTAGCTGTTCAGTGACGTCAGCCTGCTTTTCAGCGTCTGCCATTTTTCCTCAATACCGCTCAGAATATTGTCAATAATGGCGCTGCCCGCCGCTTTGAACTGCCCGCCCAGCGACAGCACCCCACTGGCTATGCTGTTCCATTTATCCCGGACAGTGGCTGCAATCAGATCCCACGCCTGCGTGACCCCTGCTTTAATCGCCTCCCAGTTTTTGTAAACCAGCCCCGGCAGCGTGTAGTTGAAAAAGATGCCCTTAATGGCGTCCCATGCCCCGCTGACCGCCTGCTTAATCCAGTCCCATGCAACGCTGACGCCCCGCATAATCACCGCCCACAGGGCGGCAAACTTAGGTCCCAGCGTTGACCAGTTCTGCCAGATATACAGCGCCGCCATGGCAATCAGCCCCACCACGGCCAGAATCGGGTTAGCGAACATCAGCCGCCCCAGCCAGAGAATGCCGTTGCCGACCATGCCCAGCGCGCCGCGAAGCAGTCCCAGCGCGCTGACTGACTTCATACCCAGAATACTGAAGCTCCAGCGCAGCATTGCCACCGGCCCAAGGATCGCCGCCATACTCAGCGTTACCGCCCCCATCACCGTTATCAGCGTGCCCAGCGCCAGCCCCGTTGCCACTATTCCCCCTGTCAGCTGCGGGTGTTGTTTCATCCACGCCCCGACCTTCGCCGTCAGCGCCGTGACGTGCCGGGTGATGGAACGCAGAGGTGTATCCACGCTTTCGGAAAGCGTGATGCCCACATCCTCCCAGGCTGAAGAGAGGCTTTTCAGGTCGCCGCTCAGGTTATCGGCCATGGTGCCCGCCACTTTTCCGGCCTCGCCGTGTGCGGCTTTAACGTCAGCCACCAGTTTCTGCAGCTGCCCTTTACCGGCCTGTTCAACCAGCACGCTCAGCCCGGAAAACGCCTCTTCACCGGCGATGTGCTTAAAGAGTGCTGCCTGACGGGCGTTCCCCATCTGCCTGGTTTTGCCGTACATTTCTGACAGTAAATCCACAAACGGGCGAAGATTCCCCTGCGCATCCCTGGTTTTTATCTTCAGCTCTTCCAGCGCCTTTGCCGCCTCTTTTGGTGGCGAGGCGAGACGCGAAAGAATGGCGCGCAGCGAGGTGCCCGCCTGGCTGCCCTGTATCCCCGCATCGCCCAGCTTGCCCGCCGCTGCGGAGGCGGTCTCCATATCCACACCGAGCGTGGCGGCAACCGGCGCAACGTACTTCATCGTTTCGCCCAGCATCTGGAGGTTCGTATTTGACCGCGTAAAGGTCGCCACCAGACTGTCGCCCACGCGGGCCATCTGGTCCGCCTGCAGCTTGAATCCGGTCAGGATGTTGGAGCCGATATCAGCCGTGGTTGCCAGATCGGTATCACCCGCCAGTGACATATTCAGGGTGCCCGGCATGGCTGCGCGTATCTGCTCCGGGTTAAATCCCGCCATCGCGTAGAAACTCTGCCCCTGCGCCACATCGTTGGCGGTAAAGGCCGTAGAAGCACCCAGCTGGCGGGACTGTTCGCGCAGACTGGCCAGCGCAGGGTCATCTTTTTTAAGGCGCGTCAGCGCCTGTACCTTTGACATGCCCTGGGCGAACTCAAGGCCGGGTGCCACCATGCGCCGGGAGGTGTACAGCATCCCGACACCGGCTCCCGTCATTGCCGCGCCATTACCCGCCATACGATCCCGCACCTCAAGCGTGCGGTGATAGCGTTCACAGATGGCGGCCTGCTTACGCTGCTGTTCGCCCAGACGCTTCAGCTGTGCCTGCTGGCGCTCAAGCGAACCGCTGGCGGCGTCAGCATCGGCCTTCAGCCGACGCTGTGCTTCGCCAAGCTGCTTCGTGTTAATCCCCGCCGCACGCAGCGCGTCCCGCTGACGCTGCACCGACTGGCGCAGCCCGTTGTAGGTCTGCTGTAGCTCGCTGACGCGGTTGCGGGCCTGCTGAAGCAGGCGCGCCTGCTGGGCTGTGGGGCGGTTTGTGGCGGCAAACTGCACGGCCAGCTGTGCCGCTTCCTTACGTGCGCCCGCCAGACTTTTTTCCGTAACGGCAAGCTGGGAGCGGGTTTTGCGGAAACCTTCTATGCGGCCAGCCTGGTCATTCAGGGATTTGAGGCTTTCTTTACTGGCTTTCAGCGCGGCGGCCAGCTCTTTAGAACCGGCCTGCGCTTTACGGAAAGGACGGGTGATTTTATCCACCGCGTTTAAAACCACCTGCAGCCGCAGGTTTGTGTTACTCATCGTCACCGGCTCCGCTTCGCAGTATCGCTTTATGCCGCCACTCCAGCACTTCGGTAAGCGGCATCACGTCAGTGACGGACGGCGGCCAGTGAAAAATGGTGGCGATGTCCGCCACCAGGTCATCCACCGTCAGGCTGTCGGGAAATCCGACAGCACCGACTTCGGCAACAAAAAAGTGACCACCTCCACCGACAGCGAAAGCAGGTCAGCAGGATCCATTTCGGCAATCTCATGCGGCTGCAGCGCGGGCTGGCTGATGCGCGGGAGTACGGTCATCATCGCGTTCACGTCCATATCCATCAGCGCCTGCAGGCGGGTGCCGCGCAGCGCGCCGGACTGCGGCTTGCGCAGGGTCACGCTGGTGATTTGCTCTTTTCCACGCGTTACCGGCGTGTCCAGCGTGACGGTTTTCTGCTGCGGCTGCGGTACGGCGTCGTGTTTAATCTCGGTCATCGTTTTATGTCCTGAAAAATAAGTTATGCAGCGGCAGGGCTTCCCCTGCCGGGGTTATCAGAGGCCAAGGGCGTTTTTGTGTTTTTCCATCAGATCGGTGCCGCCCACGATTTCAACCATGTTCACCAGGTCAACCTCGTACAGCACCTCGCCATTAATGGTCAGCTTCGCGTAGCTGTTGGTGCCGGACACTTTGGTGCTGTTACTCTCGCCGGTTTTCCACTCGCCGGAGTCCACTTCCTTGTGGCGGCCGCGCACAACCAGCTCCACCGCCTGCACCTCACCGGTGCTGTCCGTCTGAATGGAGCCGGTAAAGCGCAGCTGAATGCCATCCACCGCTACCGCGCCCATCTGCTTAAACAGCAGCAGCTCCGTGCCGCCGATGGTAAATTCCGTATCCAGCGCGCCGTCATCCAGCCCCATATCAATGTCCACCGCGCCCGGCATTCCGCCGCCGCGATACTTTTCAAACTTGCGGGTAAACTTCGGCAGGGTCACGGACTCAACCAGCCCCACCCAGTTATTGCCGGCGTTAAACAGGTTCAGGTGCTTCAGCTTGCGGGGTAATGCCATGTTGTTCTCCTTACGCGCTGACCTGGCTGGCAAAATTCACCAGATACTGGTCCGTGATGCGCTGGCGCAGCATCAGGTTTTCCAGCGGCGGCACCGGCGTGTAGTCATAGTCAATGGTGAGTTTGCCCGCCTTCAGCGAGTCCTTGTCGTTCACGCTTTCATCCAGCCAGCAGTCCGCGCCGATGAGATAGCCCTGGCTGACCAGGCTGCGCAGTTTGGCGCGGATGCTTTCGATAATGTCGCGGGCCAGCGACGGGTTCAGCGCGCCGTCCACCGCCCACATCTGCGCCTCTGCCATAGTGTCCATCAGCACCTGCGCGGTGCGGGTGTAGTTCTCAAAGGCAAACAGCGGATCGTCACTCAGGCAGCGGGAACCCCAGAAGCGGAAGCCGTCCTGGCGGATCAGCGTGGTGACGTCGTTCTGGTTCAGCAGACCCGCGTCCGTTGCCGGGTCCTGCAGGTCCCAGAAAACGTCTGCGGAAATGCCGGTGACGCCGTTCACGCCCACGTTGGACAGGGTTTTGTGCCAGCCGGTCTGCTGGTCAATTTTGGCGCGCAGGCCAAGCGCACGGGCGGTGGCATAAGCCGTGGCGTCCGCGTTCAGCACGGTGTCAAAATTGATAAAGTCCGGCCAGATAAGCATCCCTTCGCGCTGGCTGAAGTTGGCGCGATAGGCGATCGCCTCTTCCACGGTCTTACAACCGTAGGCGGACAGATAGGCAAAGCCGCGCAAGCTCTGCGCCACGCTCAGCAGCCCCGTTGCCACCGCCTGCGTGTCATGACCGGGCGCGCCGAGGATGCGTGGTTTAACGCCGCATTTGGCCTGTGCGGTCAGCAGCGCTTTCATGCCGGTGCGTTTGCCGTCTGCGGTCACGCCGCCGATGATGTTGGAGGTGGTTTCCGCTTCGGTTTCGCCCTGCGCCACGCGCACGACCACGGTCACGGGTTTGGCCTGGTCGCCGATCGCATCGAGCGAACGGGCCAGCGTGCCGGATTCACCGGCTTTGCCGCTGGCGGTCAGCACGTCTGTGAGTAAAACGGGGGTATTCAGCGGAAAGGTCGCCGCGTCGGCATCGTCTGCAGTACAGACCATGCCCACAATCGCGGTGCTGACCGTTGAAATGGTGCGGGTGCCTTCGTTAATTTCCGTAACGCGCACGCCGTGATGATAATCGTCTGCCATGTAGCAAATCTCCGGTTAAGGGGTTTTGCTATGGTGTTATGTGGCTCCGATGGATTCACGTTCTTGCTGTTGTGTGAGGTCTGACACAACGGACGACCGGCTTTTTTTCAGCGCCTTTTGCTCTGCAGCCGGGATACAGCGATACAGTGTCTTAACCGAAACATCCAGAACCAGCGCCACCTGCTGCAGCGTTGCGCCATTACGTAACATGCGCCTGGCTCTTTCGGTTACCTCTTCTGTCATTATCCTGCGTCGCCCGCCGATGCGGCCTTTCTCCCGCGCCGCCGCCAGTCCGGCACGGGTACGCTCCACTATCAGCTCGCGCTCCATTTCTGCCAGCGCCCCCATGACATGAAAAAAGAATCGCCCCATTGGCGTACTGGTATCAATGCTGTCGGTCAGGCTGCGGAAGTTTATTCCCTTTTCGCGCAGCTCTTCAGTCAGCATCACCAGATGGCGCATGCTGCGGCCAAGCCGATCCAGTTTCCACACCACCAGTGTGTCGCCTTCCTGCAGGCAGCGAAGCGCCTTTTTCAGTCCGGGGCGGTCTGACTTTTTCCCGCTTATTCTGTCTTCAAAAATCAGCTCACAATTTGCGCTCTGCAGCGCGTTTCGCTGTAAATCAGTGTTCTGGTCATTTGTTGACACCCTGATGTAACCAATCAGCACGGTAAACCTCGCATAAATGGCGTGGAGTGTGCCAGCCTGGCGCTTTTCAGTGCCAGGGTTTTCTTTCGGTTTTGGGTTGGTTTGGGCGAAGCGGCAAAACGGTCGGTAGGAACGGGGGAAAAACAACTTCCTGATATGGACAGCTTTGGGGCTGGGAAAGGCAGCGCATGGTACAAGTTGCACCCGTCGGGTCTGATAGAAATGGGCGGTGCTATTGCTGTCAATGGCTCAGCCCAGGCGCAAAAAATTACCGTTAATTATCCCACCGTTTCCGAACGTATGTCGTGGTATTTGGTTCTCATTTCAAACTGAAGAACCCAGCCAACGGTTTTGTGGGATATATGATCGAACGTCCAGCCTGGCGTCTTTTGTTGCTTCGGTAGTCACTCCTACCGTGAATACAATTTATTTCCGGGCTATAGGGTATTAAATGGCATTTAAACGTTGGTTTGGGCGAAGCGGCAAAACGAGAGGTCGGAACAGGGGCAAATCAGTTGCCGGATATGAGCAACTTCAAGGGCAGTCTAACTAAAAACGGATATATGAGTCTCCCCGGTGGACTCCTGCTACAGTGGGGTACAATTATAATAGATTACTCCATTGAACATGGTTCTTATCTGGTGCCCGGTGGGAGCGTGCATAAATATAAGGGGGACGGGAGTTTCCCCATTGTTTTTCCTCATGCATTGATGTGCATCACAGCCACCAGTAATGATGTTCCAAACACATATATTGCAAGCGCTTATCCGGTTTCTGTAAAGGGTTTCAACTGGGCTTTTCAGTCAACTCAGGCATATTCCCCTGGCGGATCTGGTTCAAATTCCTTTTGCTGGTTTGCAATAGGATATTAGTTATTGCTAATGAATAAAAAAGCCCTTTCGGGCTTTTTTTAATTCGGCCATACAGGAACCACATAGCCATTATTAACTGCTTCGATTAAAATCCATACGGGGATTTCTGGTAGCTCAATTAACGGCCATCCCTCGACGTTAGGCCACACTTTGAAGCTGGAGCGAACCTTTAATAATTCCTCGCGCTGCTCGCCAGACAAAGGAATATCATTAATGGTGTAGTCCTCAACTAACATTCGATCTGTCGATAATATAAAATCATCCCGCAACTTTCTGGCTTGCGCTTTTAGCTCATTTTCAGACACTTCAGGAGTGGGCATATCAGCCCAGCACGGCAAGCCTTCCTTATCAGTAGCCCGCACTTTTCCAGCTGGCGGCATCCCGGAAAACTCCATAAAAGCAGCGTCACTTACATCTTTTAAATCCTCCGGTAGCGTTCCTGCGTCCCTGTATGCTTCTTTAAGGGCTTTAGGATAAAAAGCATTATTTTTAGGGCTAAACCAGTAACTCATTAATAAGTCTCCGATAAAATGCAAATTCATACACTAAATTCATTTCACACTGGATGTAATGACTTACTGTTGTGCCATGCACCAAACAACACGCTATCTTACTTTAATGCCTTATGGCGGCAAGACGGCCTTATTTATATGAAGAGTTGAAAGCGTTACATGTTCATATTTTCAGTTACCGATAGCTATCCAGTAAGCCAGTGCGCTACCGCTACTGCCCGCATTACTCATCAGCGCAAACGCTGATTCACTGACAGGTCTGGTCGCAAAATAGAAATTAGAATTTGTACCTGCCAGCGCATAATCATAAACAGCTATAACCGTGTATAGGCTGGAAGTAAAAGCAATGGGTAATTTGACTGTTTCAGGCGCTCCTATCGGGCCAGAATGAGATCGCCCCCGCTGGATAATTGTTCCGTCGGGGGAGCGTCGCCAGGCTGATTCGCCAGCACTCCCTGACCAGCTTCCCATATCGGGGATCTGATTAACGCCTGTGCCAACGTTCCGCTTTGCCGCTTCGCCCAAACCAAGGTTTTTGAGAAATGCCGCCACGTTATTAATATCGCTGCCGTTCTTCGCAATATCCATCTTTCCGGCCAGTGCATTAAGCACGGTCGTTGAAAAATGCGGGTCATTTCCCAGCGCATCAGCCAGCTCTTTGAGTGTATCGAGCGCGGCAGGGGCTGACCCGACCAGCGCCGCCAGTGCCGCCTGTACAAATTCCGTGTTTGCCAGCTGCGTGGAGTTATTACCTGCCGCAGGCGTCGGGGCTTTTGGCGTACCGGTAAACACCGGGCTGGCCTTCGGCGCGTACTGCGAATGCGGATCGGTTGCGGCCAGATGTTTTGACATCAGGCTGCCCGCGTACTGGCGCACCTCCAGCACGTTTTCATCCACATACTGGCGCGTTGCCAGCACCACGGACGGGTCCACCTTCAGCGTGATGGCCGCCGTGCTGCTGACAATCAGGATCATGCGCAGGCGCTGCGTGCGCCCGCTGCCCTCCTGCAGCTGCGGCTTGTAAGTGTCAGCGGTGTTACAGACTGCAATCAGCGTGCCGTCACCGTCAAACAGCCCCATTTCCCGGATCCAGAAGCCGCCTTCCGTTTCAGGGATAACCTGTTCTGCAATAATCTGGCTGCCGTTGGCCGCGTCAACGGTCAGCGAATTGAGCGCCGCCCGGCGCACCTCATTTACCAGCTTCGTCTGGCTGGCGTTCGGCGTGGGCGATGTGCCGCCACCGTCGCCCACCGCCATGTGCGTGATATTCAGCTTTGTGCCGAGCGATACGGCGTTGGCAATTTTCGCCGCGCCGAGGTTGGTGACAATCGCATAATATTTTTGTGTCATGGTCCCACTTCCAGCAAGTCGATAACGTGAGTCGCCGCACCCGGATAGCTCCGGCCGCTGACGGAAATAATGTCGGGTGTATAGGGGTAAACGGTGAGATCGTCACCGCCATAGCTGGCGGCACCGAGATAACACTGGCCACCGCTTTGCAGGTTGATGGACATGCCCAGCATGTGGCGGCTGCACGGCTTCGCATCACTTATCAGACGTTCCAGCTCCTGATAGCTTTCTTCCGTGATGCCCTGCTCCTGTACGCCAATGTCCAGCCGAAAGGTGCCCGGCGCATCGCCCGTTTTCCACCATTCAACGATGCGGATAAGAAAGCCGAACGGCTCCACCACCCGGCGGATGGCGCTGGTTGTGCCCTTGTGCTGATGAATGTAAAACGCATCCTGTACCACCTTGCGCTTGACGCTCTCTGCCCAGCCTTCGTCCCAGCGATCGACAGAAAACGCCCAGGCGAGATACGGCAAAAACGTCACCGGACAGGTGGCCGGGTTCCACAGCTCACGCAGCGGCACCTTCAGCCCGGACAGGTCGCTGCAGGCTTCTGCCAGCCTGCGCTCAGTGGCGGAAGAACCCGGCGGCAACAACGTGTTGTTCAGACTCATACCGTTCCCCCTGCAGCGTCACCCGCCACCGTTATCAGTGTACCGGTGCATTAACCTGCCTGCGTGCGGTCCATGATGATGTCGCGGGCCGGTTCAATCATTTCCACCCAGTCCACGCCTGCCACGCGCAGCACTGCCCCGTAGGAGTCATGCCGTACGCTGCGCCCCAGCTTCGCCTGCTCTTTCAGGTAGGCGGCCAGCGCCGCGTTAGCGGCATCCAGACAGGGACCGGCCACCACACCGTCATAAAGATGCAGCCTAGCTTCCACGCGATAGGGAAATATCGCCGCCCCCTGCACCGTCACGCGGTCCGCCACCGGACGCACGCTTTCGTGATTCAACGCGCTGTCCACGACAGTCAGCAGGTCAGCCGGTGCCGTGCCGTCCCCTTCCCGGCTCAGCACTGTGATTAACACCTCCGCCGGAGCCGGACTGGTTGCCGACACGTCCGCCACGCGTCCGTCGGCGCTTTTGGCGTAAAACTCATAGGCCGCTTTTGGTCCCGCCACGCTCAGCCCTTCAAACGCATCCGGCACCCGCAGGCGCAGGTCATCGTCCGTTTCCATCTCCGCTTCAACCGGCGGAATGGCTTCCGGGTTCGCCGGGGTAATGGTCAGGCGCGTCAGGTTGTAATTCGCCGCCAGCTGGTCCAGATCGCTGCCGAGCGCGTAGGCCACCATCACCGCCTGCGCGGCTTCGTTGATGCGCTGGCGCAGCAGGATTTCCCGGTAGGCATTTTCCTGCAGCAGCTTAACCACCGGTTCAGACTCCAGCGCCAGCGTGCGGCGCACCGCCTCCTGCTCATCAACCGGATGCAGCGCGATAAATGCCGCCTTGCGTTCCGCCAGCAGCGTTTCAAAGTCCGGCACCTCCACCACTTCCGGCGCGGGCAGCTGTGAAAGATCAATGACTGCCACGGTTTCCTCCCGTTGAAACGTTCATGGCCAGCGGCGAACCGTCCGCACGCTGTCCGGTTAATTCCACCTGCAGGGAGCCGTCATAGTTGCGGCTGACCTGCAGGGCGTCGAGTCTGATTCGCGGTTCCCAGCGGCTCAGCGCGGCGTAAATGGCGGCCATCAGTTGCAGGTTCAGCGCATCGTTCTGCGGCTGGTCCATCAGGGCAAACAGCATCGAGCCATATTCACGCCGGGCAATACGGCTGCCCTGCGGGGTCATCAGAATGTCACGGACCGACTGGCGGATATGGTCAGTGTCCGTCAGCGCTTTACCGGTCTGCTGGTTCATACCGCGATACATCACTGCGGACCGCCTGACGTATCGCTGCCGGACCTCACGCCGCCGTGTTTGTGCTTATCCACCACCACGCCGTTAGAACTCATGTCGCCGCCGCTCTGCGTCACGCCGCCGTTAATGGTCATTTCCGCGTTGATTTGTGCCTGGTCAGCGTTAAGCGCAAAGCGCTTCGCGTTCAGCTCCATATTTTCGGCCCCCTCTATCACCACGTTCTGCACGCCTTTAATCAGCCAGCGATGCCTGGCCGGGTCATATTCAAACCAGCCGCCGTCCGGGTATTCGGTCACGCTGGCCTCTTCGGAATCTGATGGCGGCGGGAAGGTATCGGAATAAATGGCGGGCAGCGCAAAGGCGGTTTCCAGATGACCTCCGAGGCTCAGCAGCACAACCTGCTCGCCCACGGTCGGTGCCCACCATGTACGGGTGTTACCGGCGCGCAGTGTCAGCCAGCTAATCCAGTTGGTTTCAAGGTCGCCCGTTTTCACCCGGCACAGCCAGTTGTCCCGGTCCACGTCCGAGACTATGCCGGTGCGGATCAGGTTGGTGATAAGGCGCATGATTTCGGTGAGTTGTGTGTTCATACCAGGAGATTGCCATGAACGAATGTTGACAGGCAGTGGTGGGCTTTGTATGAGATGTGATACAAATATTTACTTGAACAGGTTCATTTAGTTGAAGCTTTATCTACTCTGAATTAACAGAAGGCGGCATAAAATGAGTTTTTGGAGTGAAGTTAATTTTTTTATGGATAGCACTCCTAAATGGGTGTCATCCTCTGCCACCGCATTCATTGGCGCATCTATTGGGGGGTTATTTACTCTTATAGGTGTCGATCGCCAGGCTAAGATTACTCGTGCAAGAGCAGAAAGGGAGTCACTTGAGTTGCAATTGTCAGTATTGAAAGGAGTTAAAGGAGAAATTTCCACTCTACTTAACCTATATAATAAAAGGATGAAACATCACATTGACAATATCGGCCCTGGAAAAATGCTGACCATTGGTTTTCCTATTGGAGATGATAACTTTACCTTCTATGAAAAGAATGCAAATATCGTTGCAAAATTAAATGATAACCCAAGAGACTCAATAATTAGCATCTACACTTATTCTCGCTCATTAATACAGTCTTTTAAAGGTAACAATGAGCTTATTGTAGAATATGAGAGGATTCTATTTGACATGACTGATAACAACAAAAATAAGGAAATGTATGAGAGATTGCACGATAAAAAAATCGAGACAATGATTAATTACGCACAAGGAATTAAAAAGATTGATGCAGAACTCAGGGAGACTATCAATAAAGGATTTTATGTTATCACTCAAGAAATAGAGACTCTGCAAGAAAAGTTAAAAATCTCATAAAAATAAAATTTACGCTCGCATTTGATTCATAAAAGATGTTCTGATTAGGAGTAGCCAATAACACTAAAGAATCGGCTCAGTCTTGAGTTGCTTAATTTAATCGACAAGCCAGCGCAGCAACGCCTCCTGCACCGTGGTTTCCACCTCGCCACTTATACCCAGCAGAGGGCGCGCAGCGTATTTCACTTCAGGACCGCCCCGGCTCACCCGATCGCGCAACCCGTAGTGATGCACACGGGCAATGCGCTGTGCCTGTCCGGTAAAACTGACCTCTGCCTGGCTGGCATTCGCCTTCGCCTTCAGGTATTTCGCCGTTTTCAGCTTCGTGAACATCCTGCGCTTAACCCGCCCCTGTTTTGTCCGGGCGGTCATCCGGCGCGGTTCCCATGCGCTGCCGTCCGGTGCCCTTTGCGCGGTCATATTCTGCTGCTGTATGCGCCGCACGTCCCGTGCCACTTCGCGCAGCATCCGGGTGCGCGCTGCCGGTTCCAGATTTGCCAGCAGCGCCGCCAGCCAGTCTTCCACTTTCTGCATTTCATCCATCAGCGGCCCGTCCAGAATTCTTCCGGCTCGTCCGGCTCCGGTACGGCTTCAATCTGCATCTGCCCGTTAACCTCACGCGCCAGCACCCGCTCCGTCAGCTTCAGGTTCAGGCTAAGGTCACAGGCACCGTTGCCCAGAATATCCACTTCAAAGGTGAACAGGCGCTCCCGTGCGTCAGGGTTCTGCAGCGCATCGGGCTGATTATCCCGCAGCCAGTACAGAATGGGTGCCATCAGCAGGTTCTGGTCACCGGTGAAGTCCGTCACCACAACGTTCAGGGTGTAACGGTACTCCCATGAGATGGACGCGGCAGAAGTGGCAACCAGCGAACCGTTATCCACAAACAGGTGCAGCCGGTCGGGGTTCTCCCGCACGTAAGGCACCGCCTTATTCAGGGCGTGGCGTAAGGACTGCGGTTTGTTCATCGTCTTTTTCCTGACAGTTCACTATGGTGTCCACCTTGTCCGCGCAGCTCGCCCAGGCGGCTTCCGTCTCATCCAGCAGGCGCATCAGATCGCCGTTACTGCGCGGGGCGACTTCCGGCAGGTGGCAGCGCGTTATTCTGGGACAGCCAGTCACGGTAAGACTGACCGCCGGTGATGGCCGGTCGCTGGCGCAGCCGGACAGCAGCAGCAGGCAAAGCGGTATTATCCCAGCGGCGATACGCTTCATTTTCACGGGTCAGGTCCTCAATTTGGCGCTGGCGCGTCTGCAGCAGCGCGCGGTTTTCTTCTGCAGCCGCATAAAGCCGGGTCTGCTCCCGGCTGTTGGTCTGCGTCAGGATATTCAGGGCAATCAGCTGGCTGTTTTTCTGGTTCAGCTTCGCTTCCAGCGCAGTCAGCGCCTTTTCCTGGCTGCGGCTTTGCTGCTCAGCCCTGTCCAGCCGCCACGTCTGAACGCACATCGCCGCGATCACCATCAGCAGCACTGCCACCAGTGCGCGCATCACGCCGCTCCCTTCAGGCACCAGGCCATTTCCCGTGCGCGGCGGTTCTCCAGCCCTTTATTTTTCTTACCGTTGACGTAAACCCAGCGCGGCAGCTCGTTGCATGCCTGCCACCACTGATGGCGGTTGATGTAGGACACCATGGTGGATCGGCATATTGCGCCGGTGCCCACGTTGAAGCCGATGCTTACCAGCGCATCGTAAACATGCTGCGGAGGCCTGACCTTCAGGCAGGCATCCAGCCTTTTTTCCGTCAGTAACACATTGCTGATTAACCCCTGCGCCGCCTGCCGTTCCGTGATGGTTTTGCCCGGCACTACGCCGTGGGTGTTGCCGATCCCGTCCGTCCATGTCCCCGCGCTGCACTGGTACGGCTGCAGCCTGCAGCCCTCAAAATCGGCAATCAGCTTCATCCCCTCCACCGAGGTGTGCAGCTGCTGAAAGCCCGGCAGCGTGGCGGCAATCGCCAGCACCACGCCCACCGTGCAGCGCTTAACGGTTTGCAGATTCATAGTCACTCCGGCTGATGCGGCCACGTTCCAGCAGCTGGTAGGTCTTGCGCTTGTAGTACCAGCTGATAAGCGTCATCAGCACGCCCAGCGCCAGCCCCACATACGTGGAAATATCTTTCAGCGACATCTCACCCAGCCAGGCCATCGCCACCGCGATGCACCAGGTGATAAACGCGCTGATCCGTTCTGTTGTCATGATTTCAGTTCCAAAGCTGCACGGTCTGCGCGGTAGCTGCAGGCGTAACGTCCGGCAGCTCCACCTCCAGCCCGTGGGGTAAAAAGGGGCCGTGTGACGCCAGCCCCGGATTCGCCTGCAGCACCTGCTCCGTCAGCCCCTGCGTGCGCCCGTAGTGACGCCAGCAAAGCGCATCCACCGTGTCATACTGCTGCGCACGCACTTTCATCAGATAAGCTCCACAATGCTGTGCGGCCTGTCCTGTACACGACTGACAGCCCAGCGCGCATCCCGCCACAGATCGTCCGTGGCATCCTCCAGCGCCTCCCCGCGTTTCACGCCTGCCGCCGTGGCGTCATAGTCCTGATAACGCTCGTTCAGCACCGCCCGCGTCCAGCACCACACCGCGTTGCGGTAGTGGTGAATGCGCTGGCTCTGCCCGGCCAGCTTTTCCGCCGGAACCGCTGCCAGTGAGGCGTAGCCCAGCTGCTGCTGACGGGCGCGGTAGTCGTACAGCTCCGCGTTCACTTCAGAAATGGCGGTCAGCACCACCTGACGCAGACGGGGCGCGGTTACGGTGCCGTCCGTTCGCATGGCGCTGCGAAAATCTGCCAGGTTAAGATCCGGCCAGAACGGCGTATTTTCGATAATTTCCGGCGTGTCCGGTGCCTGCTCCGGCGCTACAAAGTTCATTGCCGTGGTTCTCCTGGATTAGTTGGGCGGTGGACGGGGTTTTGATAAGGCCATGCCTGTCGCCACCCCGTGCCGCCCCGCGCGTGGGCACGTCCGGTTATCAGCTGTCGCTCTTACGCAGAAGGCGCTCCAGCTGTTCAATGTCTTTTTTCACCCCGCAGCGCTCGTCCAGCTGCAGCGCACGCTTAAGGTGGTCAAGGGCGGCTGCCGGATCGCTTTCTCGCAGCAGCCAGCCGGTTGATTTGTGCAGGCGGGCGCGGGACTGGTCAGGCATATCCAGCGAGCTGGTCACATCCAGCACCTGCAACAGCAGCCGCTCGTCAAAAGGGGTTTCTGCCAGCAAGGCAGCCTTTGCCGCGTCGGCCATCTCTTCGGCCAGCAGCGTCTGCACGTTGCGGTTAAACCCCTGTGGCATCACCCAGCCCTTGCGCAGGGCATGACGGCCAATCAGCAGCGCGCCCGGATAATCCCCGGCATCGATACGCCACAGCATCACGTACATCAGCACGTCATCCTGTTGCGCGCTGTCAGCCGACATCACGCCATTCACCCAGGTAACGTATTTCCCCAGCACCTCGCGCTTGATTTCGGCTTTTTTCTCAGTGGACTGAATGCCCTTGAGGCGGCGGCGATCTTCCGCCAGCTGCATCAGCATCAGGTCATAGCCTTTGGTGTGGCGACCATTGCCGCCCTGCCGGGCGGCCTCCTGTGCCAGTACATACTGCGTATGTCGCTGAAAAGGACTTAACGCCATGCTTACGCCCCTTCGCCGGTATCAGCAGGCGCGGCTGCCGGTTTGGCAAACTCGCCCAGCTCGATGTTTTCCACCAGGCAAACGCATTCATAGTCCTCAACCACATACGCCTCGTTGACCGACTCGAAGTTTTCAACACGATCGCGTTTCGGGTTGTCGATGACGGAACGGCGGCGGCTTTCGCTCTGCCAGTAGATAGAGAGGTTATCCAGACGGGTGATCAGCACCGCGTTTGCCGGGAAATACGGTGCGCGCACCGC